ATAACACCACCTAAAACTATATTTCCGGCGGTTGATCCGCACATACCTTTACGAAGGTTCACTATTATCGCGTCATAACCTGCCTTGATTATAGTGATAGTGTGATCTTGATTACGTTTCAAGTCAGCTACGCAAGGTGTTATACCTTGAAATCCTGATGAGATATTCACATTTGCTCCTGCAGGATTTGAATTGATCGGTATCTTCTGGTGCGTTCCGGTCGTTATCGTGGCGCAAGAACACAATAATAACGGGCAGATTAAAACTGCTAATAGTTTTAATTTATTCATACTACCTCCTTATTTTTTAATCCTTCAGCGTTTAAAAACTCGCTATCGGGAAATTCTTTCATGGTTAGGCCCTTATATGCACTATCATATATATCTAATAGCCATGGCCTCATATCACCGAGATCGTGCAACCTTGCCTTGATTTCGCCACAAATTCGCCCTAATTCATCGAGGTCTTGAGCCTTCATGAGCTTTTCAGCGAAAATCGTGGCAAGGTCACATGGGTCTTTCATCAGAAGGGCAATCCTTCCGGATCAATCGGCGGTTCTTCTTCCTTTTCAAGGTCAACCGTAGGCACAGGGTCGGTAACCTTAACCTTAGAGCCTACCGGATAGATAGCGTCTATGTTCTGAAAATCCCCATCCTCGCTCCAGATTACCTTAATTTTCATATTTTTAAGCGCATCTAAATCCATATCCATATCAGGGACGGCCCCCTCGACAAGTTTAACTACATACTTCTTGTAGAGATTGGCTTTTTCTGAAAGCGATAGGCGCATCCATCTGGAATAATGTGGGAATTGATAGTTATCAAGTTTTAATTTAAACCTGATGGCTATTCCGACAGTATCTTCTTTTCCTTGAAATCCCTTGAAGGAATGTTTTTCGTCATATTGGCATTCCTCAATTATCCCTGTAAGCATTTCGCCTATTGCAACTTTTTCGTAATCTTTGTTATCCCTTTTTGGTGGTCGCACAATTACCTCCTTTTCTATTTTTCCATGAATAATTATCCGTTTTTTCATGGCAATCCTTACATAAGGAAACGCCATTGCTTATTTCAAATCTAAACTCCGGATAATCAGCAAAACTTTTTATATGATGTGCTTCTAAATAACAACCAATTTTTCTACACTCAACACAAGTAAAATTATCTCTAACAAAAACTTTCATTCTCCAGTCTGCATATTCTTTACTATTTCTTATTAACTTATCTTTTTTAGTTAATCCCCCTTTCCATCCACTTGCTTTATTACCTCGTTTTGATGATGTTGCAATATGAAGTTTTAGTCGTGTTGCCAACGAATGTTTTTTGCCTTTCATTCCCGATACTTGTCCTATATGAGCAATACTTAATTTTTTTCTTGCCTCACGTGATACTATTTTTCCTTTATGTGCTAATCCAATTTTTATGCGTGTTTCTTTAGATGTGGGATGCCCCATACGAGAAGTGCTCATTTTTCTTTTTGTTTCTTCTGTATGTTTTCTACCTATTAAAGATTTTCGTATCTTATTTTTTATTTCTTCCGTTCTCTTATACAATCCTTTAGGCATCTATTCCTCCAATAAAATAGCACCCGACGAGTGCATAGAGAAAGAACGGTTAAGTCCCTTCAACCCATCGAGTGCCATTGGTTTAGACATACAAAATCCGCCTCTCTCTATGCGACTTTAGTATATCATATATTGAAGAATTATGCAACATTTATGATTTTTTCTCCCTTAGTTTATTGTCTATCTGTAAAATTCTTAAACACGCTAAAAACTTTTCAGCGTGGACATCTATCATCGGTATATCTTTAACATCAAACCCCTCGGCTTCCTCACGGCCGATCCTTAGTATCTTCGCATCTTCAACGGGATAACCATTCTCCTCAAGCAGTATCTTATACGCCGCTACCTGCGTGAAGTGTTCTCCGTAGCACGCCTTCGAGGTCTTTATATCTATGAGTGTTTTCTTATCATCTAACTCACAGTATATATCACACGTTCCGCCGAAGAAATGCTTCTCACTTACAAGCTGAAGTTCGGATTTTAGAAACACAAACTTATTCTTCTTTTCCCAGTCAAAAAACTTCTTCGCCGCGCCTTCGGCTAACGTCCTTTGATTAGGCGTGTAGTCCGAGAAATCAACTTCCTTTTTCGTAAGGTAGCACTCTACTATGTTATGACAGAGCGTTCCTACGGAGGCTAACGAGTCAACATATTTTCCAACCTCAACACCCTGTAAACCCAATTTATTAGCCCACCCGACGAGTGCGGGTTTTGCTAAAACCCCTATGACTGTGGTTACCCCCGGCACAAGGATGCCGTCCTTTGTATGATACTTCTGATGTGCCTTAAACTTTGCCATTATTCACATCCTTATCTTGTATTGCAAACCCAAGTTGTTCTACTAAGGAAATAGCCTCTTTTTCCGTAAGAGCCAACGTAAGTTGTGTCCAATCGCCTATCTTCGCCCTGATAGTGAATACATGAGTATCCGATTTATCATGCGATATAATCCATGTTACTGGATCGGTTATCTTAGCCACGTCCATATACATTAAACACCTCCATCGTTATGAGACTCATCACACCCACCGCACAAACTCTCAAGTCTTCCCGCCTGCACCGCCCGGACATACACTTCCGTCGCCCAAAATTCTTTTCCACAAGCCGCGCAGGTTGCCTTTACTAAAGTTTCATCAAGAGTTTTCATATTCTGCCATCTCCTTTCTGGCCTCTTTAAGACGCTGACGAGGAAGTCGTAGAGCTGGCTGTCGCTACAAACTTTCGTGTGCATGATGGGTTTCATATCCCACGCTCCTTTCTATGTAGTTCTTCTTCCGTCCGGCTTGTTTTAGAAGCTGAACGGAGAAGGGAGTAGATGATCAAAATTAAGCCGAGCACCAAAAAGATTATATACCCCATTTTTCTACCCTCACTTTGATTAAGCCTTTATCAAGTGCCCGTTGACCACCAAGAGCAAACATAGCTCCTTTACTGAGGTCGATTCTTTTTCCTTTAAATCTTTTCGCTGTTCTATCCGAGACAACCACCTGTATACTTTTGGAACTGTCCAAATCCACAATGCGAAGGATATCGCCCAACCTATAATCGTTTGAGGCACAAACCATTGAAGTATCTTTGAAAAGTTTTCCATTTGCCATCACTCCTTTTGAGTATTTGTAAGTGCCTTCAGCCTTTAAACTCGCGACACTATAATAGGAAGCGGTCAATACCTGGGCATGACAAACACTCGATATAAATAAAATCACCGCAGTAATCAGATAGGCCCTGCAAGAGGCCGAGCGGTAAAGCCCTTCTACCTTTTCCTGCGGCGAAAGTTGACATAAAAAATTCGCTTCCATTTCTTTCCTTTGCAGGGTCTTTGTATTCATGCTTAGAGTATATACTATTTACGGCAGAATGCAAGCTTTTTCTTTACAAACCTCACCCGACGAGAAAAACGAGTTATTTCAAAATAAACGCCTCTAAAATATTGACAATCGCTATTTTCGTGGTATAATTCCTATATGAAACTTCACCCCATTGGAGCACATAATTTCTATAATTCTTTTTTGAATTACCTGCGCCGAGAATTTGAAAAAGGAAATATCTCAAAGCAAGAACTGATAACATTATTTGCTTTCTTACGTCCGTTAGTGTATATTATATAGTGAGGGATAGAATAATGAACTATGCCTTATCTGGAGCTTAGCCTTTAAGGCCAGATAAATAATTCGCAAAGGCACAAGTTTCACATCTTGAAAAAATGCGCCGGACATAGAGCCGAAGGACTAAGAGTAAACCAGAGGGGACTATAGTCAAAGCCGTATGACCATGCCAAAATGCTTGAGGCAGTAGGTTTTAACTTCTATGTCGTCATTACACACCAAACTATAACCACGAATTGATATTCCTATGCTCAAATAGGGCAAATGCTACTATATGGAGATGTATTTAAACTTATTCATGGTGTAGAACCTCGATTGTTTCTTATAGATACTCACATCCATCTAAGAACGCTTATGCTATTTAGTAAGTATAAATTCAATATAAATTGCATTGAAATCAATAACGATAGGGTGCTTTTCATTGGTGATGGCCTTATAAAAGTAGGTATTTAGATGTATTTAAAAAGCAAGCAGATGAAACTAATAAGAGAATCGCTCGAAGCCGGCACGACTCTTGGTGTGGCTATTCGTTCATCTGGTATGAAAAGCACCTATACCGTAAGTCTATGGCGCAAGTCCCGGCCTATGATAGACCGATACTTCAAGGCTTGTATAGATAAGATGTCGGAACGCAGGAACGATGCCGTAGTAGACGCTTTATTCAAGGCCGCTAAAGATGGCAATATCGGCGCAATAGCAATATGGTTAAAGTTCAAGATGGGATGGAAGGACTCACCCCTTATAGATCAGTCACAGCATTCCAAAACTTTCGTATATCTCGACCCTAAAGCAAAGGAAGATAATTCTGAAAAACAGAATAGAATTACACCTGAACTATCCTCAAAGTAAATTCCTCCTCGCTAAAGACGAGTTCGTTTGTCTGAAGGGAACTTGGGGATGTGGTAAGTCCCGTGTCGCCCTGATGAAAGCGAATGATGAATGCGAGAACTATCTCAACAATCTGTATCTCATCCTAAGAAAAGAATGGATTGACCTTCGGGATTCTACCCTTCACGATTGGGACTCCTGGATTGGTAGGCCTGTTAATGGTGACAAGAACGTTATATATCCAAATGGCTCAGTCCTCATGTTCCGGCATGGTGATGACCTAAACGCTCTTAAGAACGTAAATTTAGGCGGCGCCCTAATGGTTCAGGCTGAAGAAATGTCCGAAGAAGACCTGTGGTTCCTTAAGGGCAGAATGCGAAGGCAGGAAGGCACAAGACAAATACACCTTGAGTGTAACTATGATGGACATAACTGGATTTATAGGCTGTTCAACGAGAAAAAACTCCACGATGGCAAACCCTTCTTAAGTGGCAAGCTCATTACGACTAATACTTTTGACAACGAGAAGAACCTTCCGCCTGATTACATTGAGGGCCTAAAGAAACTTCCGGACAAGATACAGCGCAGGCATTTGTACGGCTCCGACGAGGACATGGAAGGACAAGTGTGGGATGAGTTCAAAGAGGGCAGACACTTAGTCGATCCGTTTGAAGTGCCTATCGGCTGGGATAAAATAATTAGTTTAGACCACGGAGTAACCAATCCAACAGCCTGCCTCTGGGGAGCGATAGACTGGGATGGCAAGCTTTACATTATAGACGAGCACTATGAAGCAGGCAAGACGGTCAGCTATCACGCCGAACAAATAAACAAAAGAGAATATTATAACATAAAGCGACGTCTGATAGACCCGTCTTGCGCTGCTAAGACTTTACAGAAACAAGGTGAGCTTCATTCTATTATAGACGAGTATAGAGATAACGGCTTGTCGTTCCTGCCTGCTGATAATACTGTGTTAAGCGGTATCAATAGAGTTAACGAGGCATTTAAGAACGATAAACTGTTCATCTTTAAGACCTGTGCTAACACCATTCGGGAGATACAGGGCTACAAGTGGAAGAGGCTGAAGTATACTGATGTCAAGAACCAGCCAGAGGAGCCATTGAAAAAAGATGATCATGCCTGCGACGCTCTTCGCTATATGGTGATGTCTAGATACGATGCAACGAAGCTTGATGAGGCGATAGTCTACCCCGATGGCTCCGCTATGGGCAAGGCCCAGGCGATAAAGAGGAAGGGCGAATATGCGCATCAGTTCATTCACTAAAGCGTTCTGGAAGATAGTGCCGCATAAGTGCAACACAGATATCGAGTTCAGGATTAGAAAACTTTACTTTTGTTCTAAATGCGGAAGGAACACGAAAGATGTCTACGGTCAATACACCATGCCAAAAGAAGACAAAGAGATAATGGAGAATAAAAGACGACGGGTAAACTGAGGAGGAGTTACTGTGGGAAAACTTAATATGTCAGAGGTAAAATTTTGGCTTGATGAGGCGAAAAAATGCGAAGACCGCCAAAAAATCGACCTCATTAAAAGAAACTCATATCCATTTCTTCTACTGTATTACGAGGGTGTTGAAAAGATTAACGCACTAAGTCCATTCGTTACCACAGCGGAGTCCTACGCCATCATAAATGAATACTTTCCCAATACCAACGCTAAGATTTCAGAGCTGATATATAAGTATCCTGACATAGTCTGCCAGGCTACTAAGCCAGATGCCGAGAGTAACGAGAACCTTATGAAGTCGGCACTTGATTATGGCTTTAAGCATACGGATGCCCTCATTGAGAATAGAGTAGCACTGTTTGACATGCTCTTTGCCGGCTATTGCGCTGTCGAGGTTGACCACATTATAGACGAGGCTCAAGCGGTCGAGGGCTTGCCAGATGAACAGCAAATGACTAAGAACGAGCAAGATAATAGACCGCTATTACAGAAGGCGAAAGATCTGATACTCGGTGGTAATGACGAGACAGAGAATAAGATAGAGGCAGAGTTCCCACGCAAAGAAGAGGCATACTCTACTAACGAGAAGACCTACATCAGGCGTTGGAATCCATGCAACGTGCCTTTAGACCATAGAGCCAACGTTTTACGAGAGAGGCGTTATAATTTAAAGCGCATAGAGCTTTCACAGTCAGAGTTCAACGCAAGGTATCCTAAGTTTAAAGACAAAGTCAGGGCGACTGACAACATACAGGACTTTGAGAGATTGGACCAGCAAGACTACAAGCGTAAAGTCCTACTCTATGAGTTCCAAATCAAGAAAAAGAATAACGAGTATTGGAATATAGTGGTGAGTAAGCAGTCGCCGACAGAAGAGATAGACTGCTGGAAGCGGCCCTATATCACCAACGGCTTCAACATGAAGATAGGCACACTTCATAAATACGGAGTCCTCTATCCAATCTCCTTTGCACAGATAAACAAGAAGATGCAGGATGAGATGAACCACTACGTCAAGTTCTTGATGGAGTGCGCCGAGAGAACGATGCCAAAATATGGCATAGATAAGAACAGGGTCAAGGAAGACGGCGAAGAAGCGTTGAAGAGTGCGATGGTTAATGACTTGGTGAGGGTAGACGGTCAGCCCGCCATTGCTATTCAACCTATATCCCCTTCAATAGTATCGAGAGAGAATAAAGAGATGCTGCAGCTTTTTACAGACCAGAAACAGAAATTGTGGAATGTCTCACAGAGTAAGTTATCAGGCATATCTAATGCTAACTTCGCTACTGAGGTCAATATCCAAGAGATGGGAATGCTTCAATCAAGTTCTGATGTCCAAGAGGGGCTACGTTTGGTGATGAAAGAGCAGATAGAATGCCTCAAGGATATAGTGATCAATTTCTGGGACGGGGAATACTTTTTTAAGGTCACGGGCGGGCAGATGCCGCAGTGGTATATACCCCAGAAGGTTCTTAATCCTATCAATGGTCAACCGTTGATACTTAATCCTCTTACAGACATATTGACAGGGGATTATGAACTAGACATAGACATTCTCTCAGCCATGCGCCCCAATAGGGAGCAGAAGAAGAAGGAGACGGTTGACTTCTTGACATGGTGTATAAATATTTTACAGCCGTTCTTAATGACACAGGGTAAAACATTAAGCATTGATGAATTAAAGAAAGCAGTTGCTCAGTTCGGGCAGAACCCCGATACTTTTATTGTAGATTTACAGCAGATGGGAGTTCCGCCTATGGGGCAGGGTGGGCCGCTTGATCAGCTACCGCCAGAGATAATTAACAGGGTTAAGACTGATCCTCGGCTTCAAGAGAGAATTAAGAACGACCCTTTAATCAAGCAACACTTAGCGGGGGCAAGTGGAAATAACATATCAGTGCCTCAGTTGCGGTAGAGTAGCCCCTGACAGCTATTTGTCAATGGTATGCCCTTGCGGCGGGGATCTAAAGGGTGAGGGCTTCCCATCGGTTACGGGCACTAGAGACGGTTTTGGCATAGGTCAGAACTTTATAGATGAAAAAACACATAGGGAGATAACGACATGGCGAGAATGGGAAAAGGCAGGGTTCAAAGAGCCGAACATAAAGAACCCGAAGGTAAGAGAGTTGGTAAAGGAAAAGAGAAAAGAATTGCGGGGAAAGAGGTTAAGGCAGCCGCTCCCGCACGAGCTACCGGTATAACACTTTGTCACAGGTGTAAAGAACCTATCGGAGTGAAGTCAGGGATAGTTTCATGTCCTAAATGTCATTGGATAATGTCAATTTAAAGGAGACTATATGAAAAGTATGGAGTATATGCGTAAAGGGGCGAAAGAAGGGACTGAATTACAGGAGAAGATAGCAAAGCGAAAATGCAAGATGTTAGGCAAGGCAGAAAATAAGGAATACTCCAAAGGAAAGGCGACTTAGATGCCGTTTAAATCTAAAGCACAGCAACGTTTTCTATTTTCGCAGAAGCCGGAGGTAGCGAAGGAATTTGCTTCTCATACCGATTTTAGCAAGCTAAAAGAGAAGGTCGCAAAGAGGAAAGTTAAGAAGTGAGCGAGTTTAACAAAGGTATGGAAGTCGAAAAGGAACACAAAGACCTTATCGGCAGTGATAAGAAGAAGCGGGCGATGATCGTAAATGCCCACCTCAAAGAACGCCCAGACTATTACACGATTTTAGCAAAGATGGAGAAGCGATTGGTGAAGAGATGAATGATTTAGAATGACCCCAATAAAACAGAAGTAACTAATATTACATTGAGAGAGTTGCTTCCAATGATAGCAGAAAAGAAATATTGGGCAGATAAGGGGCTCCCTTACGCTTCAGAAGAACTTAAAGCATTAGAGGATAGACTTGCGAAATTAAAACAAGTGGGGTGGATGTGAGGTATTTAATATGTGTTTTATTGTTAATTTCAACTATGGGATATATTATTAAAGAAAATAAAATAAAATCTTTTGATTGCTCTAAAAACTACTGGGGTAATTATAATTCTAAACCATTTTGCACGCATGAACAAGATCCAGCTTATAAAGTTGTGAAATAATGGATTAGTGCCGCCATTTCAAAAGCACTCGTCCTCGGAACGCCGAGGCTAAACTAAAGGAGTATTAAATGGAAGATGTAAAAGTAGACGCTAATACCGAAGTGGTGAAGGGTGCGGTGAACGCCGGCGATTTTAATGTTGAGGCCGACAAGTTCCTCGACTCCCTTGAGACCTCGTCAGGCTCTAAAGACGCAAACGGTGAGGTAGTCGAAAAGAAAGAAGATACTGGGGTCGACCAGTCTAAAAAGGCTAATCTTCAATCTGAAGTAGATAAAGCCCCAACGGTCGAGGAGAAGCTTGCCAAGATAGCGGAAATCTTAGGTGATGACAAGGATGCTGTTGAAGCCTATATTAAACAGCATGGTTATCACAAAGACCCCGCATGGCAGAAGCTCCTTGAAAAATCGAGAACGCCTGCGATTGACGATGAAACTAAAAATCGTATCGCGGAATTTAATAAGGTAACTTCTTCTCCTGATTATATCCGCGCCGCTATGAAGACGCAGGGATATACGGATGAAGCGATTGACAAGGCGTTGGTTGAAAGAGGTTTTGACATTCAGCCGAAAGGCATGGATGATTTTCAGCTTGTAGCAAAGACGCTCGGAATAGATACCGCCAACATGGATGAGAATACAAAGGCTGTAATTTCCGACGTTGCGAGAATAGCGGACGTCATCTTTAAAGATAGGATGGCGAAAGTCTTACCTAATGCCCTGAAACCGATTGAAGAGCAGACTACGAAGATCGCCCAGAGAGACGGAGCGGCTCAATTTATGAACACCGTCAAAGGGACTTTAGAGAAAGAAGGCGTGCTTACATTAGAAGATATCGCCCCCCATCTCGATAAGTTCATGGACGAGAATCCGAACGCTACTCAACAGGATGTTTTGGAGCATTTTAAGGAAATCAATCACACTTTGACAATCGAGCGTCTAAAGTCAGGCAAGAAGGCGATTGAACGTGGAGAGCAGAAAAAGGGTAATAGACCTTTGTCAAAAGAGAGCAGTGCGGCAACTATCACAGTCCCTAAAAAGACAGGAGAATTTGGGAAAGATGCCGACGCTCTACTTGACGCACTCAACGTCCAATAACTCATAGGGAAAGGTAAGAAAAACTAGTGCCTACAAATATTAGTTATGCTGGCACCGACTCAATTCTAGAGTCGCTAGTCCTTCATACCCTTCCAGATTTCGGAGAACACGGCGACGGTATCATAAACTGTAACTTTCTCTTGGCGGCATTGAGAGAGAAGAAACGGTTTAGAGAAGTCGAGGGTGGTTTAGAGTTCTGGAAAGGTTTGATAAAGCAGGAGAACACCAATTTCAAGTGGCAGTCTCATACTGACACTATGAATGCGAACCTGCAAGACCCAGTCGAGAGACTGCGGTTTGCAATAAAGACCTTTACGGGGTCGATTGTAATTAACAAATTACATGAAGCTCAGAATAAAGGCAGGGCAATGGTAAAGAATTTCGCCCAGACACTTCGAGACCAGGCAGAGTCCACAATACCGAACAGCTTTAACTCGGCGTTCTGGAATACTGCTCCTGGTGCATTAGAGCCGGAGAGCGTTCCTTCCCTTATATCCATCACCCCCACGACTGGGACGATAGGTGGATTATCAAGGGTTGGACGATTGGAACTGCAGAACGGTGTTTCGACGACTGCGTTCCAAATGGGTGCTCAGGCTGGTGTTCAAGCGATAAAGAATATCCAGATTAGACAGGCAGTCACAGCGAACGACATGATAGACATATTTATCATGACAGATACGCTATATGCTGGTTTAGTCGGATATCTTTCGACGTTAAATAGGTATCGACCAGATGAAAGAATGGCGAAACTCGATTTTGACACAATCAATCTCGGGAATACGCTCGTGTCTTTTGAAAACACAAATGTTAAGGGTGGAGCCAATACGCTTACCGCAGGGTATGTGTATGGTATCAACTCTAAACACTTCTTGTTTGAAGTTTTAAAAGACGGTAACTTCATCTGGAACCCAGAAGGTTTTGAGAGAGTGCCTCTTACATTAAACAAGGCTCTCTATTTCTGGGTATTTTGTAATCTTACTACGAACCTGCCGAGAGCGCATTTCGTAGCAACCGGCGTAACGCCATAAAAGGAGATAGACAATGAAGAAATTATTTGTTGCTTTGCTTATCGTCTCTTTTGTGGCGATAACTATGCCGGCGTTTGCAGTAAATCCGAGCGGCCCTGGGTATAATGGCGATATTATGGGTATGCAAAGTCGCTATGTATTCGATCCGCATAGGACGTTCAGGCTTGTGAGGAATGGTGGTGGCTCGCTTACTCTTACGTCTCAAGTTGCGATTACCGCTGGAGCAATAGTCATATGGGACACGATCCGTTCGCCGATAGCGGCAGATGGTGTTTCTATAACGACTACTTCTACTTCTGGTGATTCGAGAGTAGCTGGTATGGCCATTACCACAATTCCTACGCCAGATAGTTTGGCGGGGTCGCCTCGCGGTAATATGGGCAATACCACAGCCTCGATGGACGCAGGTTGGAATAACTGGGGATGGCTGCAGACTTACGGAAAATCAGCAGTTACAGCGACAGCAGTTACAGCAATCGCTGGCTATGCTGGTGATATTCCGGTCGGTGCTGCTGTTGGAGCGTCAACTGTCCCAGGTTCAGTATCTGGCTTCCTGTCTTCTGCAGGAACAGCCGGTACTACTTGCGGAAAAGCAGGGTTCGCATTAGAAGCTATAACTGGTGGTTCAACTGGTTATATTTTCTTGAAGTGCGAATAGAGTAACTTACACTCATTTGGGGGTTGGAGAATAACTAATCCCCAATTTTAAAATGAAAATACTTTGGATTATAGGGATAAGTCTATATTGGGGGACAGCTATGCGAATAGTAGGATTTGGTAGGAAGGCGGCTATTTTCGCCATTATCTGTGTCTTTATACTTTGCTCTATTGTATTCGCCGATACTATCCAAATCCCATTCTCTTGTTATCCTAAAGACATCCAAGCTAAGTTTGAGAAAGTTAATAAGAAAGTTGATTTATCTGCAAATGACAGGACTGAAGACTCTTGGGCTTTTATAAATAGTAAAGGCACAAGCTATGATATCGTTACATACGCTCCGGTAACTTTAGAGGAGCTTGAACTTATAAAGAAAACCATAATGCCGGAGGCAAAATGAGTAAAACTGCAGTAGATACTATTGTAGCAAAAATAAAACGCAGGGCTGATTATAATGTAACTGGCGATACTGATTTAGATGCTTTGATACTTGACGCCATGAATGACGGTCTAAAGATGATTAAACAGTCCCTCTATGACTATGGGCTTTATGAGGATATTTCACAACAGGCAACATTTAAAACAGACGCCCTGCAGGCGTTCACTGACATCCAACAGGCGAAAATCGTTGGTAATATAGCGACATTTACCGCAGTAGCCGCTGATGCGATAACTGTCGCAATAGACGGCGGCGCGGCGGTTCCGGTTGTGTTAACAGGCCTTCTTTCTGTTGCGGGTGTAGTTGCTACAATAAACGGAACTGCGGGGCTTACGGGCGTGGCTTCTACGATTTATAAAGCAGGGTCAGGCACTGTAACAATAGCCGGAGCTACAAACGTTACTGGAACCGATACTCAATTTACTACAGACTTTGTAGTGGGCGAATATATACGTATAGACTCGACAGGCGAAGAAAGAGCAATAACCGCCATTACCTCTGATACGATAATGACTATCGCCGCCGCTACGAATGTTACTGGTTCTACTTACAAATATAGCGGTCTCTATCCACTTGTGATTACCTCTCCTACATCGGGAGCTACTTCAAGCGTTACAGTGGCGCAGACTACAGGTTCACCTTTAGCTAGGCTTTTTGCCTCGTCTACAGACTGGACGCAAAGTGCTATTTCTGACTTAGATGAAATACTTATGATGTCCGAAAGAACTTACAAATTTGCCCTTTTAGGCATGGCCTATCAGGATTTCATAGCCATGTATCCCGATCCCGCGTCTATTACAGCAGTAGTGCCCGATATTTATTGTAGATGGGATAATAGGATTTATTTCGGGCCTACTCCGAATGCTTATTCACTTCTTTATCTGGACTATATCTTTGAGATAACCGAGGTAGTCGCCGGCGGGACGCTTCCTTTCCAAGACAGATACGATCCGCTTTTAATAGCGTTCTGTAAAGCAGAACTTATGGAATGGCTGGACAGCCAGAATGCCACGGGAATTACAGCGGCTAAACTTAAAGTCAAAGAATTAAAAAATGACTTGATAATATTAGCTTCAAGGAATGTAAAGTTGAATAGACAGACTGCCTCCCGCAGGAATATGATACCTTACTTTAGTCCAAGAAAGAAGATAGTGGCGTGACGACTGAGTTTATCCAGAAAGTAATAAGAATATTCTTTGGAGTCCTTGCTTTCTTATGCTGTCTAAATATCATGGGCTTGCTTACCCGTGAAGCTCATCAGTATGTCTGGGTGCTTGCTTCGTATATCTTGTTCGCTCTACTCTTGCGTAATATCTGGCTGACTTTATTTGTATGGCTGACGGTTTTCCTATACTCATTCTTTAAGTTTAAAGGTGGTGAGGTCTATCTTACCAATATCTTCGCAGGGTGCGTATTCTTCTATCTTACAAAAATAGCTTTCGAGAAGAGGCATATAGACTGGTTTATCAATATGATCTTGTGGGTTCTTGTAGCCAATCTTTTATATGGAATACTACAAGTTCTAAATTGGGATTTTATCTATACTTTGAGTGAACGCTCAAGTCTTCCATTTGGAAGTGTTGTATCGCCCTTTGGCTTTATGTCCAACACTTCAATAATGGCTACATTTATAGCTCTTTGTATTCCGCTTGTGGCTTCCCGTAAAGGACACTTTGCCACGATTACTGCCCTCGCTCTAATGCCTATGTTCTGGATACTGCACGCCTCGTCTGCTTTGATAGCCACAAGCATTGTCTTCTTATTTGTGATGTATTTTAAATATACGAAGAAACTATTTATCATTACTACTTTACTATTCGTATTACTCGGTTCTATATTCTTTGTATCAAGAGTGGATAAGTTTGGCACAGAGAGATTTTCACAGTGGAAACTCGCTTTATATGACGCCTATCGACATCCCATTACAGGTTGGGGATTAGACTCTTTCAGGAGTTTTAACTATTCTAAAGGGTTTGTATACGGCAGGCAAGTGGCTTCAAGTGCTGACGGTAAACAACAAGAAGCCGCAGTATGGGACAATCCCCATAACTTAATAGTTTCGCTTCAATATGAGTTTGGATTCTTAGCGTTATTCTTCTTGGGCGGGTATATAAGACAGTGTATCGTCTGGTTTAGGCAGTCAGATAAGTCAAGAAATGTGATAGCTTTAGCGGGATTTATCGGTTGTTTCTTAATAGTCAGTATTGGACATTTTCCCGCTTTCTTAGCTCGCATTATGGTATTTGCAGTTCCCTGTTTTGCTCTCTACGAGATTGTAACTAAAAGGAGTTAATATGCAAAAGCAAACCCAATTAAAAGCAATGGATGTATTGAAGAACTTTCTTACGGGTCTTGATGTAATAGAAAAGGACATTGAAGTAAAGCAAAAAGAAGTAGAGAAGATTATAGTTGACTACAATAAGTATCTCGAAGACTTGAAAGTGCAAGAAAAAGAGAGTGAAAAGAGATGGCTACTAAAGTCAAATAAGATTACTGACGAGCTGAAGAACCAAGAGAAGATTTCCAAGCAACTTACAGATGAACTTGCCAAACAGTCTGGTATTACAAAAGAGATGGAAAAGAAACATCTTTCTGCCGAGGAATATCTTGAGACACTACGGCAGGGCAAGAAAGAAATACTTGCTGAGGTAGAAAAACAAAAGAAACTGACTTTAGAAGTAAAGTCTAAAAAAGAAGAGCAGGAGAGACTGCAGAATACTAACATAGAACGCTCTAAGAAGTTCGATGATGAGTTCGCACGCCTGAATATTAAAGAAGCACAGATACATTCGGATAGAAATAAGCTCGATAGAGACAAGTTAGAATTTGATAATAAACAAAACAGCCTGGATTTAAGAGTAAAAAACATCGAGCATATAGAAAAGAGACTAAAGATAAATAATGGCTAAAGATTACAATAGGAGTTTAGAACCGCTCTATAATATCATCTCAATAGTAGCTGGTTATATAGCTTCAGACCAGTCTTTTGACGGGGTTGCTACCACTTACTTCGGTTTTCTTGATATAGAGGGTTCTTGGTATATACAGAAACAAGTAGTTACTGGTAATGACATAGCGTGGACTTACGCAAGAGGTAGCGGTGCTTATGCAACTTCTTGGGCGGCTCGTGACGGGCTAACATATAGGTTATTCAATGCGATTTGGTAGGGTTTTCATCTTAAATACGTTTTTGCTTTTGTTTTTTATCGGTGTAGCCGATTGTTCGGTTTATGTTATGCGTTATCCTACTAAAACGCCTGTTTTAGCGACTACCGCCATGTTTCTTACTCAAGACGCTCTTTTACTCGACTGCTCCAATGACCCACTTACAAACGCTCTTGATTTACCCACAATATACAACTCCCTTGGTAACCTCAAAATTATGCCCGACGTGCAGGGGGACGTGGGTTTATTCGGGGATACCGATGTGGCTAACGGCGTGGATGGTAAAACTTTTTCCGTTAATCGCAGGGCCGCTGAAGGCGATACTTACCTTAACTTTTATGTGAACGACGACCAGACAGCTTATATCGATTCAAACTGGGACATTTCTATCAGGTCAAATTTAGCTTCTGGAGTAATCGAACTCGGAGCAATTTCTACAAACATCGTGCGTCTCATAGGGACGGTAAATGCTATCGGAGAGCCCACAGGAATTAAAAACCTACCATTAAGGCATTACGGCTATATCACAAACGGTGCCGCCCAGAGATATGTCACTTGGGACTTGCAGGATGGGGACGATTATTACCACCTTACGAAATCAGGCGCACAAATTCTCGGTCTAAAAATAGAAATGCCACTTGACCTTGTGGCAAATGCCCTCACCACCCTAAGCACAGGAACATTCGGTTCAACCTATCAGGCGATACTGGGAGATGATGGGAATTATTCTTTTTATGGGATAGATGGCACAACTACAACGACTCTCAATGATGGCACTTACGCCATAAATGCGACAGGTCCAAATCATTTCATTAGCGGAACGATGACCGTAGATATGTTTAATGGTTTAAGCCAAAATCTTGCTTGGGATGTCCCTAGTTTTTGGGGTGGATATTTAGGTGGTTCAGGTGGAGCTGCATATTTTTATGATACGGTGGTCAATTCAGTTTATTTAGCCGACGGCATCTACGCCATAAATGCGACAGGGGATTTAATTTTAACGGGTGATTCAAGTTTCGTTGGACAGGTTAGCATTAACGCTAACACCTTTATGGGTTACCCTCTCGGTGTAGTGGGTAACGCATATTTTGTAGACAACCTTACTCCAACGACTATAGTGTCATTGATAGACGGTACCTACGCCATAAATGCGACAGGAACAAGCTATTTTAGTTCCACTATTGGTATTGGAGATGATACTGCTCCATCTGCTCTTTTGGGTGCTAGAACTGGTTCAGTTGAAGCACGATTGGTTGATGGGGCAGGTATCGCTGGGATATTTGTAGATGGAACAAACACGGTTAATTTAGCCGACGGCACTTACGCCATAAATGCGACAGGCGATAGTTTATTTACAGGGGCAGTAACAATTACCAGCACTCTCGGAGCAGGGGCGACTACTCTTACAGGAAATCTTACAGTAGGAAATAACACCACAGGACGGAACGCATATATCTATGCCACTCTCGGCACGGAAAAGGTTCCTTCTTTTGATGCTGGAAATTGGACTTGCACTGGCGGCTGGGTTGCTAATGGAACTACATTGGCTACAACTGCTGTTTCGGGCAGTATCACACCGAGTGCCGTAACCAACATTGTTGCTGGCACGACTTATAAGATAACGATGACCATATCAGCAAGCAGCACAAGTGTGTATTTTGACATCGGAGGAGCGCCTACGATTGTAACAACCTGGGGTGGTGCTGGAAGTTATACTTGGTATGTCACGACACTTACAACAGCAAAACTTACTATATCTATGGCTTCATCTGGAAGCGGTACAATTACAGCATTAAGCATCAAACCTTTTACAGATGCTACAGGAGATTTGCTCGTTGAAGGAGATTTGTATTTAAGAAGCAATGTCCAAACTACTAATGGAATTAATTTTATAGCAAGTGATAGCAATGCCGCCTTTAGATTTACATCGGCAAGCACATCTGTATTGATGGGTGGCGCTTATTTAAGATTTACAGGCGGCACTTCTTATTTAGATAGTTCACTTGCGGGAAACGCAGGATTTGTTATGAGAACATCAAAGACGTCTGCTCTTAATGGAATAAGTTATAACTTTACTAGCGGAGGACTGGGAATAGGCATTGCTCCAACAGCTCTATTACATCTTGCCGCAGGCACAGCCACCGCAGGGACAGCACCGTTGAAGTTTACGACACAAGTTAATCCGCTTACCACACCAGAGGCAGGAACTATTCAATATGTGGGAACTAATTTCTTATTACAAAGCACAGTAGATGGCATAGCATTTAGACAAGCTACCGAATACATAAACTCCGCCACAGCCGACACTCTCGACTTACACTCTACTAAAGATACCAATGTCTTTTGTGGAGCTGGGTATACTTTAGAACTCCAGACCAATGTCTATGAGGATTTACAGTTTCAAATATCTTCTGCTAAAACAAATCCCGCAAATGTGGCTCCTACTTGGGAAACCTTCACCGCTACAACCTCTGAATATGCTTTTAGTGTAGACGATGAAGTAGATACTTATGCCAATGAAATACCGCATAATTGGGTGGAAGGAACTCAAGGCGACGCTCATTTACACGTAACTACAAAGGCAATAAATAACGTAGGAGTTAGATACGCTAAATTCACAGTAACCTTTGCTTACGCTGATACTAATGAAGCGTGGGTAGAAGCACCCCTTACCGCTGAACTTACAATCCCAAATCCTACTGCCGCACTTACCAATCTTTATCTTGATTTAGGAAATCTTACTCTTACAAACTATTTAATAGGTGCTCAAATAAAATGCAGGGTAAAAAGAATAGCGGCGACGGGCGGAACGGAATACTCTGGGGATATTTACATTACGCAGGTCGGCGTGCATTTGCAACGCAATACCGTCGGGAGTAGGGCGGAACTAATTAAATAAAGGAGTTGGGAATTGTAAGTAAACCGGAATAAAAAGGAGGAGCAAATGGGAAAGGTAATTTGGGCAGTATTAGTCTCAATGTTGTTTTGTGGGGTGTGTTATGGAGCGATGACATTTGAGGTCGTGGAAAATAAAGCTGTCATAACGAATACCCTGACCAATCAAGCAGTATCGGCGATGGGGCCAAATAATCAGGCGATTAAGGTTCCGGCGAAGCAGGATGTAACGGTAACCTATGATCCTATCACAAAGGAACAGGCCCAAATGCAAGTTATACAGTTAAACACTCAAAGGGCACAGGTTGTAGCGAGAAATAACGCACAGTTAAAAGATATCGATGCCCAGATTAAATTATTCAAAGACATTGACGTAGCACTTGTGGCGACTATACCTGAAGAACCGACGGAGTAAGTCATGGCTGAAAACGGAACAAAAACTATCACATTTGTAGGCGGTATCATCGGAGGGGTGTTAAGTATAATAGTGATAATCTACACTATTGTTTACGCCCCCTTGAATAAAGCGGTCGCCGAGGAACGGGACAAGAGGGAAACGACCGACATCACTATTCAACAGACCATTAAAGAAGCTATCGACTGCCAGCAGGCAAATAACCAAAAGACTGCTGTTGTGTTGGAAAGGATCCTTACGAAGTTAGAGGCGATAGAGAAGAAAGTGTAATTTGAATGAGAACAAGATAACTATGATATGGCGTTATTGGTGTCCGAAATGCAACCGATTTTTTAACACAAGAATTAAAGGTAAAGTTTACTGCATTTGTGGAAAACTTATGCGACGGGTTCATAGAATGAAATCAGACCAGTCAAGGTTGGGGATAGGATGAGCGGCGATCTCGGGGCGATAATGACAGCGAAGGATGAAGTTTTGCACGATCTCAAGAAGATAGCTCTTACATTATCTACGCTTGTCAAAGCTTGCGATCAACTTCACAAAGATGTGGAGAGTTTAGATGGAAAATCCGATAAATGATGAGAATAGGGAGCAGTATATAAGGCGCTTAGCACGCAACCGCTACGATATGAGGATGCAGTTTAAATTTCGCCTTTCGGATACAGCTGAGGACGACTGGCGGATTGCAGAAGAAAATGTCAGGCGAGAGGAAATAAGGCGAGCCAATGACTAAACTTTTCATAATTATAGGCTGGATTATCGTTATGGCGATAGTTGTGTTTTTCATAAAGGCTGATTGTAGGCCGCCGGATAGGAGGGTGTGATGAAAGAAATATTAGTTTCTATATTGGCTAAGATTGCGTCAGGTAGGTATATTTTAACAGTAATATGTGGAGTTGTTTTTGCATTTGCGGTATGGAAGCGGATATTGCCGGATGCCGCTACTGCAAGTATTATAACTTCAGTCTTTACTGCTTACTTCGGGAGAACGGACAGAAACACGAAAGGTGGGGTAGTTTAGCCTTGCAAATTCCAATGAAATTTATGATGCTCAGATTCATTCTTAAAAAGGCGGAGGTTTTTATCTCGATTATCGTCTTTAATGCCATTGATATGATGAACACTTTCGGTTTTTTTAAGGTATCGACCTATTCGCTTCTCTATCACAAGGCGGTGCTCAAAGACGTAACCATTGCTATCTTTAAAAGGATGATTTGGGCTAAGAATTTGAATATATCCCGATGTGTGATTTCTTTTCCCCCCGTTCCAATTATGATGATTTTCTTTAGAAACATCAGGACGTTTTTTACCAAGCCAAGGTTTTATACCCGTATGTTTTCCTTTATTCCACGGAGTGGGCATGACTCCTTTTTTACCTTTATTCCAAACGGTATAATGAAGTTTTTTCCCTGTATTCCAAGGCATAAGTCCTATGTGAGAAAGACTCAATTTTTTTATTGTTTCTTCTGTATGGCGAGAACCTTTTCGCATATATCCTCCAAAATAAAAAGCCCCTTTTCTGCGTGCTTGAAAGTAACAGTTAAGTTACTAACGCATACTCAGGGGCAGTTAGTGGACATGAAAAATCTGTTACCTTCAAGCAATTTAAGTATAGCATAGAAAGGAGAAGAAGTCTATGAAAAAAATTATGTTTTTCTTAATGTGTATTTCAATGTGTATGCTTCTAAATTCTTGTAGCATATATTCCTCAGCAAACATGATGAGGATAAGAAGTGATAATGTTACGGTGTTGGGCCCGAATGGATATATTCACGCAGGGGCGAATACGGCTATTACACTATATACAGGAAGGCAATGCGCCTCAAAAGACGCTCCTGCTAAAATAGACTGGCCGACAGTGCCTACTTTACAAGAGGACTCGAATGCTAATTTGAATATAGGCAAGCCGGCGAAGAACCTGCCGACAGGTAAAGTGGTAGTGCCGGAAGAAACTCCGGGGATCGCCTCGGCACTGATAGGTAGATAATGAGCTCCTTTACCGATCCTTTGACAGTCACAAAAATAGGTGCACGCACTTGGAGGGTAGAGCGTGCGTTTACCTATTTCATAGGTACTGAAAATAGCGACAACTTCATCGTGGTTCCAAATGGATTTGAAACAGACTTCGCAAGTGTGCCGAGGTTTTTTTGGAGAATACTTCCGCCGGATGGCGAATATACCCAGGCCGCCGTATTACATGATTTTATGATTACACATGGATGGCTTAAAAGCACGTCCGACTTCGTATTTTACGAGGCAATGGGAGTGTTGCAAGTGCCTTCATGGAAACGAAGTGTGATGTTTTTCGCGGTGAGGATGTTTCATTTGTTCCAAAAGTAAGGAGTAAAATGCCATAATATGTCTTATATTAGCATTGCTCCAACAGGAAAGATAGATCGGCGGGGCCCCAATGACGAAGGCGATCCTTCTATGCCTATTGAGCGAGAGAACCTGATTTCAAGGGATAAAAGACTTGTAAAGCCCCAAGGGACGGCTAAGGCGATAGACACCGCCCTACCTGACATAGTTACTTGGGGAGCACGCTACAACTCAATAGAAACAGGCGTAATTAGCCCCAAGAGCTTCGTTTACACCCAAGATGGACAGATATGGGTCTTAAACGAGCTTCTACGCACCGCCGTAAGTATCAAGGCGGGGCTTAATACTAAAGCATACCCTAAAAGCCAGCTTTATAAGACACAAACACAGACCAAGATGTATTTAGTAGATGGGAAAAATCTTTTTGAATATGACGGGAATAATGACAATAAATTTACTCTGATTAACTTAGGCGGAGTAATAGAACCGCTAGATGTCTGCGAGCATAGAGACAGGCTTTGCTTACTTACCAATGCCACGATAGTTCTCTCAGCCAATCTTGATCCCACCAACTTCTCAAGTGCCACTGACTCTATCGAGATAATCGTAGGGTCCGGTAAGGGCAAGAACTTGGCTTGGGGAAAACTTGAAGACAAGCTCTACATCTTTAATACAGAAGGTATTTTTATACTATACGGAGATGTAATCTCAGCTCTCGCTACAACCTTTGAAGTAAGACTCTTAGAAGAAAGGCGTATTATAGCAGGGCGTAGTGCGGTTAAAGTCGAGAAGGCGATAATCTTCTTAGCTGATGACTTTAACATTTGGTCGTGGGACGGATCGACTTCTCAAAAGCTCTCGCACTCAGAGAAACTTGAAGACTATGTCAATACTTACAGGCAACAGCTTGATAAAGCAGTAGCGACTTATTACAATAATTTCTATATGTTATCATTCGTAGAAAAAGCTCAGACGACTAATAACTTAGAAATCTGGTGGTGTGCGTTTGAGCAGAAGATAGACTTTGTAAGAGGTCGTAACGTGTCTATGTATATGCAGACTGACCCTAATATAGAACAGAAGTTTATGCTACTTGGGCGTAGCGACACCCCAAAGATTATGCGGGCTGATGAGGGCTATAACTGGGATACTACTGCCATACCAGTAAGACTTAGAACAAGAGATGTTACACCTGTACCCAATAGAAACGTCCGCTTTACTGCGTTCTTTCCCAAGATAGCCCCTACCGGCACAAGGCGAATACTCTTACAGTATATGCTTGATGGACGCCAGTCTAATCTAACACAAGTTGTGGGTTGGTATCAAAGTTTAGATGGGGAAAATAAAATACTTGGTGAAATACGAATTAAAAATCAAGATGCTGTTCAATATAGAGTTAGACCTTTAATTGGATATTCAAAAGGTAAATCAATAGCTTTTGTTTTAATAGATACTACAATAGATTTAACAATGGAATTAAGGTCAATAGTAGTAGAATATATAGATAGATTTGGAAAGAAAGCTGAAAAAGTAGGTGCTTAATGAGTTATCCTCATCCACATCATATTAAAAGTTTTACTTATTATCCTGAATTGAGATATGAGATTTCAAATGGCATAACTCTTTGTGAAGATTGCCATAAAAACAAACATTATCATTTAAAACAAGGAGTAGATAATGAAAAAGCTGTTGCAAGTAATTAGTTTAATATCAATTCTATTATTTTGCAAAGAAAGTTCTGCAGGAGTAATTACGGTCGATGCGTTCCTCAGCGTGGATTCAGTAACGATTGCTCACTTAGAGCAGTTTAGGACAAGGGTAGTAGATGGCATAAATAACTTTGATGGTGCTAACGTATCGGCCCAATCAATACCGCATACGGCTCTTGACGCCAATTCAGATCCTGTAAACAGGTGGTCGGAGTCGTTTAATAACTATGTCTATACAGGTCTTTTGCCGCAGACAGGCACGAGGGCGGGGGCGGTTATTACAGCAGGAACAGCTTACATAGGTGGTATGAGAGTGGTTAAAGACGCTACTACGCCCGGTGCAGCCAATTATCCTACTTCTAATTATATCTATGTAGACTTATCTAATAACGGGACTTTTACTTATGTCGCAACCGCTACTACTGACGCAGTTCCTTCAGTTACTTCCAACTCGCTTCGACTTGCACGAGTAACTACAAGTGCTACTGATGTTACAGCAGTCAGGGATGACAGGATTACTGCTATATCATTAAATATTGAGGAGTTTTATAAAGCAGGCATGAATGTTATTTATGGAACACCCACAACCTTGACAGTAGATACAGGCATAGCAAACGCTGGTTCTACGAAAGTAACTAAAACTGCGCAGACAATACTTACTATTTCAGCGACTGCTGATTATATCTCAGGTGCTGTAGAAGCAGTAGTAGCCAATCCTTTATTTGTCTATATGAACTCATCTGGCGACGTTAAGCTAAGTGCTTTTGCGCCTACTTACCATAATACAGACGGTGGGACTACTGGCCCGCTATTCTACTATAAGACAGCAGGTAACGTCTATTGGAGATGTTTAGGCTCGACTATAATAAATGCTACTACTAAGTTCTCAGAAGACGCTACAGTAAGTTCTAATATCGCCGGTAAAGTAGTCCAAGTTGTAAGTTACCAGACTGGTGCGGTAGCAACTGGAACGAATACTATGGTATTAGATGATAGTATTCCGCAGATTTCCGAAGGTAATGAGTATATGAACTTAACTATCGTTCCTACCTATGCTTCGAATAAACTAAAGATAGAAGTTGTATGGCAAGGAGCAAATTCAATAGCCGGATATGATTTTGTTGTAGCATTGTTTAAGAATACTGATGCCGATGCTCTTGCTTGTATAATGGAAAACTGGCCGAGTGCAAACACCCAGCACGTTCAGTCGTTTACCCACTATATGACTGCAGGGACTACATCGCCAATAACTTTTAGGGTTAACGCAGGTGCAACTGCAGGCGGAACAACTACTTTTAACGGAACTGGCGGTGGAAGGTCAGGTGGCGGGGCTATGGCTTCGAGTTTAAGAGTAACTGAATATTCACAATAAGGAGAATTATGAAAAGATACATTATAACTATTTTAATAATATTGATTGCATTATCAGCATTTGCTTCTATCATTAAAGCTCCGGCGAGTCCTTTAGAGTGGTGGTTACGAAGTCAGGGGAAGTTTGATGGTGCAAGTGTCTGCACTAAACAGAACCCCGATGGCACTTTCTCTATTACAAAATGGATAGTAAATGGAGTAAAGCAACCAACCGATAGTGAGGTAGAGCAGATAATCGCTAATTATGAATTGCAACCTAAACCAAAGACTTTAGAAGAGCGAGTAACTACTTTAGAGTCAAAGACAGCTGTATTAGAGGCGAAATAATGGAACGAGCCAAACAGATAATAAATGATAAGAAGTTAGACCCGATTTTCGACCATATTTTCAGGAATGCACTTGGTAATCCTGTAATATTAGATACTGCTCCAACAGCAAAAGAGGAAATGAAGCCAAACACGATGGCTTATTTTAATAACGAATTATTCATTAGGCTTGCAAACGGCGAGCTTAAAAAGGTTATATTAACGGATATACCATAAAGGAGAAATTATGTCGTGGCTTACAGACTTGTTTGGAGGTAAATCGGGAAAATCTAAATCAGTAGCACCGGCACTAAAATTACCGCCTACGCTAAAAGACGTGTCGGAGTATCCTCTTTATAGGCAAACACTTGAGGATAGGATGGCAGGGAGAGGGTTAGGTTATGACCCTTCTGTTTTGTCAAGTGCTACTGCGCCTTATGCTAAATCTCAAAGAGAAGGATTTCAGAATTATACAATGCCTACTATTTCTGGACAGGCTTCAGCAAGAGGTCTTGGACGTTCGACTATACCTGTAAGTCAATCGAGATTGGGTTCTCAAGAAGTAGAGAGTGATATTGCTAATAGAGTAGCACAATTAACTTTGGCTAATGAACAGCAAAAGGCCGCAGAAAAGGGAACCGCAATCGGGCAGTATGGTAATCTTATGGGCGCTGATTATAATTCACTAATGGGTTTAAACGCCGTGGAGAATCAGGCAGCTGTAAACAATGCCAATGTTACTAATGAAAACAGGGCAACTAATGCACAAATGAATCAGAATATTGGAACATTCGGAATAAATGCTTTGCTTGGAACTAATAATCCAGTTACTACCGCGCTAAACCAAATAATCCCCTCGGGGACTAACCAAGCGACAGGACGAGCTAATCAAGGTATGTTTGGCAGTGGCGGGATATTTGGACAGAAAAATGCGGCAGCGGTAAATACTGGCGGTCTTAATGCCGAAGAGTTGGCAATGTTAAAAGCGTTACTTGCATAAGGAGAATGTATGGCTATAACTGAACAAAGAAAACAAGAGTTAATGCAGATGGCGGAGCAGATAAAAGCTGGTAAAATGGCTATGCCAACAGTTGCGCCTCAAAGTCCAATGGGTATACTACCACAGCAGAATTTCTCAGGACAATTAACCGATAAGTTTAATTTTGCGATAGGTAGGACTAATAATCCCAATCTTTCGGATAAGACAGAAATGTCTGGAGTTCAAGGCTTATTAGTAAAACAAGCTATTGAACAGCAAGACCCATTGTATCAGGCTAAACTTAAAGAAGCTCAGCAATCTGAACGAAATGAACAGATGGCTTCTCCCGTTTCTGATGCACCGCAAGATAAAGAAGCATGGCTTGCACAATTACCACCAAGAGATGCGGCTCTTGTTAAAGCTATTACAGATTATAACTACGATATATATAGAGGTCTTAGTTTTAAAGATAGAGAACGTATTGGGTCTTTAGCTACTATGTATGACCCATCATTCAGCATGGCGGAGTTTAATGTAAGGCAGAAATACAAACAGGAAACTACATCGGGTAAGATAGGGGCAAATATTCGTTCTTATAATACTGTTTTAGGACATCTTGGCTCTCTTTATGATGTAACTGAAAATAAAGATTTGCCTTCAAGCCCGATTAAATTTGCTGAAAAAGCAGAGCGGGGTTTTGCTAATCAATTCCAAAGTGGTGGCCCAGCTTCTTTAGCTATGGCAAATGAGAATACAGCTATTACAGCAGTAGCAGGTGAGCTTGCTAACGTGTTTAAGAATAGTGGTGGCACAGACCAAGAGATACATAATTGGTTTAGTTCTTATGATAAAGACGCTTCGAGAGAATATAAGCAGGCTTGGCTACAAAAAGGCGCAGAGTTACTTGAAAGCCGCATGGGAGCTATTGGATACGATTATGAAAGGGTTATGGGTAAACCCTACGAGAAGGATATTCTTTCACCTAAAGCAAGCCAAACTCTAACAAGAATAAAATCTAAGGGTGGAAAATCTAATCTACCTTCTTTTGCTACAGAACAAGAAGCTGAAGCATCTGGTCATAAAGGAGAAGCTATTATAGCTGGTAGGAGAGCGAGGATTGAATGATAACTTATTTAGACAATGAAAAGCCAAAATCAAAGATAATTTATCTTGACGAGCAGGTTGGTCTTAAAGACTTCTTTCCTAAAGTAAAACTCTTGGCAACTCCGGAAGAAGCAACGACTACCATTACGCCGGCGGATATAGGACAGGGGATTGCCGTTCCGCTGGCTAAAACAGCTATGGCCTTCAGGAAGGGTGTTTTAAAGGCCCAAGAACCCGCAATACAGGCCACCATGGGCGCGGTTAGGGGCCAGACTAAGATACTGTCTGAGAAAGTGCCTTTTAACGCCATACGAGGCATTCAAGCGTTAACTCCTATGCAACCGCAACTGGCGGGCTTGGCCTCTATATCTAATCCTCGTGAGATTATAAACAAGATTATTGAAGAAGGTGCTGTCAGGCCGGCATTCGATCCCGCTACTCCAGTTTTGGCCATGGCGGGTGGAGGTCCAGGTATTCTAAAAAGACCTGTGGAGGGTATGGCGGGCAAGATAGGCAAGGGGCTTGAGGGGATTGCCGGTCTATCAAGTAAAGCAAAGAATTTATCCATAATGAAACAAGGTAAAAGCTATCTATATGAAAATGTAGCTAAGCCAATATCAGAAATAGTATCTAAGAATATCAAGACTAATCCCGAAATTGGAAGAGCCCTTGGGCTTAAAGATGAAACCATCGCACTATTAAAACAACATGGCTATGATAAAGTAGCCGATCCCAAATTGGCTGATGAATTAGCAACACAAGCTTTTAGGGAAGCTACAAGTAAAAAAGCAACTGTCTACGGTGATAAAATAGACATCGCCGATACACTTGATGTATTGCAAAGAAAATACAATAAAATAAAGAGTGTAAATCCTAAAAATCCCATTAAAGATGTTATAGGTAATATCAAGGGATTACGACCTGCCGCCAAAGGTTTTTATGCCACGGGCGAAAGAGTGCCCACGCCAACTCATTTGAAACGTATGTTTAAGGGAGAAAAATTAGAAGACATAGCCCGTGAAGTAAGGGTGTCAAGAGAACAATTTTCTGACATTAGACAACAGATAGATAATCTTTATAGAGCGCGGGTTATCAACAAGGGTGATGTTTTAGACATCGTTGATTCCCTGTATAATAGCGCTGAGAAGTCTGGTCTTACAGGAATGCAGAAAGCAAGAGAGTTATATCATCAAGCAAGACAATTTGAAGATGTTGCCACTAATCTGTCTAAGATAGAAAAACTCGATCCAGTTAAGATACATTCTGAGTTACAATCAGTAGTTGAAGACCCTACTAAATATCAAGGTATGGTAGATAAATACACTCCATATCTTGGTAAAGCTAAAGCTAAGCAGATATTTGATGAAGCTCTTTCTGTTCGTAGAGGAGGAAAGATAATTAAAAGAACGGTCGGAGCTGGACTTTTGGGTGCAGCTGGCAAGTTTGGCTTAGGAATACTTCACTAATCAAAGCAATCATCTATAAGAGCTTTACATAGGTATCCAATAAATATCCCAATTATAAGTATAGACATATTATCTATCTATGGGCAAAGCCCATTTGAACGCCCAGAGGGTCTTTAAAACAAACTTCTTTGTCGAACTCGTTTTTTCCCCATTACTTTTATAGTTATCTTTATCTTGTAAACCTCACCACTTCTTTGAAAAGTATGTGGTGTATGATATAAATATGGGACAATAAACCCTGCACTTCGCCAATCACCTTCACCTAGAAACAATTCTACTTCTTCGGGGTCCCCCCAACCGATACGGCTTCGCTTCATATTTCTTATACGTTTCATTTCAATTTACTATCTGTATAAGCATTAGCTTGCTTTACTGCCTCAGCTATAATGCTCTGCCTTGCGTTCTGCCCTAGTTCATCGCTTGACTTAGACTGGAGTGAGTAGCCAGAAGTGGCTGAGGTAGCGGCCCCCAGGGCACAACTGGACAACACCAAACACCCTAACATCAACACTATTAATTTATTCATACATCCTCCCTTTGTTATGCCCGAATTTGGGCCTACAATGCCCCCAAATCAACGATTAAGGTAGGTATCGAGTAATTCCCTTACCTGAGATAGAAACTTGGTAACTATCACACCAAAAAGCATAGTAACTAAGAACACTATAACCCCCGCTATCTGCATAGGCCCGAAATCCGCTCCGTGGCCTACCCTGCCGGCGATCTCGTCAAACATAATGGTAACTATTGCCCCGCAGAAGCCCATGGCTGTAACGATATATCCTGTATACTGCAAAATGAACAGCTCTAACTTTGACATATTTATTCCTTTCTAATATTTAGGGTGATTTGTTATTTTTCCAATGATTATTGCCCAGAGTATAAAGCACACGGTCAATCCGCCGCCGCAACCCAATCCGAATAAGAACCCTTCACACATATTCGCTCCTTTCTTATTTAGACAGCTCAACAAACATTACTACAGAATTAACTACAAGCCACAAGGCCAATAAGACACAAGATATTAGCCACACCGCTATCCAGAATGGGGCAAAGATTAAGTAGGTTAGCCATTCTCTAAAGGTAAGTGTCCTCATTTGTAGAATAAGAAACTGTAAACTAAGAATCCAAATCCGCCGAAAGCTATGATCGCCAGAATAAAGGTTATTATTTTATCTTTCATTTTGCCTCCGCATTTTTTATTATCTTCCAGTAATTATGCTTCCACGAGCGGTACTTCCAGTCAGGACACTTGCTACAAAGTTCTATTTCACATCCCCTATTTTCAAGATGTAGTTTGCGGTAATACTCGAAATCCTTTCCCAACCATATATCTTTAATGTTCATCTTGTGAACGTTACCCATTGAAGTCTTTGCCTCAATATCGAATCCGCACACCATTACATTTCCACGAGAGTCTATATTAAGACGCTCGAAGATGAAGGGGCAGGGCGTATCCTTTTTTAGGTAGGATGTAGTATCAGCCGATTTTGAAGGGTCGTTTATGCCCCAAGTCAAGTATTTCCTTTTTTGGAAGCCATCTACAATGAGTTTCCAAAATCTTTCAACTTCATCTATATTCACGCCAACTTGGTTTATACAACTTGCGATTATCTTTGTCTTGCTCTTTAACTTATTCCTTAAAGTCATCATTCTACGGACATTACGTATAAGTATCTCCCACGAAAGACCTATCCTAACCCTAGAATAAGTATCGGGGTCAGCAGCGTCAACGCTGAGCTCTATCATATCTGTTTGGGCGTTAAGAAGTCCCCGACTATTCGTTTCGTTAAACAGCGAACCATTAGTAATAAGCCCTATCTTTGCACCCTTCTTCTTTGCATAGAGAATAAGTTCAAGTGCTTTTGGATGTAGCATCGGCTCACCACCACCAGATAGTCTTATCCACGAACTATACTTACCGCACTGGTCAGCGATAATCTTGAAAGTATCCTCGTTCATAAAGGGTCTATCTTTATAACTATCTCTAATATTAGAGTTTGTATAGGGACAAGCGGGGCATTTGGCGTTACATACATACACAAGAGAGAGAACGCACATCATCGGGAAGTTGCGGGCTTCCTTTTTTATGCCGTAAGTCTTTTGAGTGTGTTTCATACTTTCCTTATGGTTATACGCACTTTGATAACTTCACAGAAATCATCTTGTTTCAATAGTCTTATTAGTCTTCTATCCCCCAGGATTGCGTTACATTCTTTTTCTATAAATTTATTCCTGATTAAATCTTTTCTAACCCAGGCTATTATTTTTATTACTTTCACTTTATCAGTTCCTCCAAGTATTCAGTCGGACTCATTAAGACATTTAGTTCTCTAAGACATCTTTTACACCTAAACTCTCCGGTAAGCTTAAACAAGAAGGGTTGGTGTCCCCCAAAGAAACATACTATCGGGCGTAGTTTGCGCCGAAGTATCTTCAGGTAGTCCTCTTGCAAGAACCAGTAAAGTCTCTGCCTGAACCTGAAGAAATGGTCTCTAATCCCCAAACCAAACCTCCTTACAATAGATGCAATACTTACCGTTTATGCCATGAACTCTCTTCATCTGATAGTCTTTTGCCCACCTGTGGAAACCTAACCAGCAGAGAAATCTTCTCATAATCGCATCTGCCTGTTCTTTAGCGAGTTTCTTGGTCATAGTTACCTCCTTTACAAATTAGGACTATTCCCCTCCCTCTTTAAGTCCTGTGCCGTTACATTTATCACAAAATATCTTCTAATAATTCTTGCACTCTTATCCAATTTACATAAGGTCTTTTGCTATCATTTGTTATTACAGGGCAACCAACGCTTGCATCGTCAATGTAATAATGGGCATATATTTTGGGCGAACTTGTCCACTCTTTTTGTGTGGGATTTTCGTTTATTGCAAATATATCTATATGATTATCTTTACAATAATCAACAGCCTCCTGTAATTCTTGCCCACTTCGCATTGTATGAAGTATTAGTTTATGCCCAGCAGTAACTATTCTTTGTAATACAGATATCGCCCATAAAACAGGCTCGCCTATCTTTGGATATTCGTGTTCAACTATCGTGCCGTCAAAATCAACGGCTATGATGTAAGACTTTTTCATCTCCCCCTCCCCATCTTGAAGAAGTGCTTTACGGCAGTCGTCTATGGCTTGGTTATAAATTCTTGCATATTCCTCTTCAAACTCTGATGCTACCTTCTTCGGCAATATCTTATCTAACTCTACTTCGCTATATCTACTCATTGGTTGGACTCCTCATTTTAGTAAATCTCTTAAATCGTCTTTATGAATATAGTTATCCGATAAATCTCTCTCATATTCGGCGATAACTACATCAGCGAAATAGTTTACCTTTGATAATTTACCACCTGTGATAGCACAATAAACTTTTGGGACTTGTTGTAAGGCAACCATATAATCATATAGCTCTTTCAATACTTGTTCTTCATTTAGTTTGCCGTCTTTATAAATAATATCTTTCCAAAAATCTAAGCACTCTTTTCTTTCTATGGACTCTAAACTATCTTCCATCCTATTCCCCTCCTTCCAAGGCAGTTTTGGCGATGGTTGATATTCTCATCAACAATTTATTAACTTCTACAAGGTCTGTATCGTTACCAAGATATTCTAACTTGATTATTTCCTTCAGGGCTTTTCTTAATCTTTCAATATGGTAAATATGTTGGTTATATTGATTACCACTCATAGTTACTTTTCCAAATTCTTCTTCAACGATTTCTTCTGGGGATTTATCCCCCACCCCTTTCGGCAATCGAGTTGCGAGAATAGCGTCGGCTAAATCTCCGAATTTGTTTTGATATATTACTGCGTCACTTTCTGGGTCGCAGGTTATAGGGTCGCTATTAGCAAATATTATCTTCACCAACTCTTCCCTCGTCAGTTCAGACTTCGGCAATCGAGTTAATGCTTGGGCGAGTGCTTTTGAGTCATCTTTTAAGTGATAAGATGAGCTACCTGTTTTTAATAGTAAGTCATAAACTATCTTCTCCACTTCCTCAACCGACATATACTTTGATTGGCGAGCCACATCTTTCTTAGTAGCCATATCTTTTACGTCTTGTGTCGGATGTGATGGGCCAGGGAAATTTTCCCATTTAGTTTTTGAAACTTTATTACTTTGTGCTTTTATAAGTTCTTTAGCACAACACTCACTCACTTCATAGTCATGAAAATATCCTTCAATTACATTTATTATCTCATCTTCGGTAAGAATCTCCTCTTTCCCCACCAACTCACCAGATTTAAGGGCGGAGAGGACTTCCAATGCTGTCTTATATGCCTTTTTAACTATTGGCCTATCAAATACTACAAAGTTCTCTATTATTCTAATCGCACTCTCAATTTCTTCGGGACTGGGAATTTTCATATAACATATGTCTCCTCTTTTAGTTTCTTCCATACCTCTCTGGGCGATTTTGCGTTAAACATTGTTCGCCATCTACCATTAGTCTTTATCTCTACTAAAAACATAAGCGTTGTATTTGTAATTCCTATGCCATCGGTATCCTGTCTGACAAGGCGGTCTATTTTTATATTACAGATATTCCATACTTTGTCTTTAAGGCGTTTAGGTTTTGGCATTAGAGATTTCTACCTCTGGAAATTCATCATCCATAAGATTAAGTATCTTTAACAACTTTGCTTCTTCGTCATTACCTGGATGGTAAGTAAGTTCTTTAGATTTATACACCTGCCACAGTAAGTCATAAGCTTGCTTAAACTTATCTTGGTCTATCTTCCGCATAACTACTCCTTTCTTATTTAGGCAAGGCGACTACACGCACATCGCACAACCACCAAGACCACAATTTCCGCATACTAAACAACACCAATATTTATCATCACCATCCTCGTCATCGGGATTAGTTGCTTCATCGTGTATTATATTAGTAGAACCACATTTGCCACATATCTTTTTCCCACATTCACAATCTACCCAACAGCAATTACTAAGTGATTCCTCGTTTTCCCCACCACAATTTTTACATTTCATAGTCGTCATTCCTTGCCCTTTATTTCCATCTATGATTATATCCAGTTAAGCAAGCTACGAGTTTTCCCTCTTTCCTATCTATACCACAGCGTAGGCAACTGCCCTTCTTTTTCCTACCGACTTTCTTCGGGAAAATATCAATTCTTCTACCTACCATTATCCCCCCCTTTAGTAAGACGAAGCTGGCAGATTTGGCTCGAGTTCTTAACCATAGAACCTGCAAAGTATCCGAAGACTCAACGGGTTTGATGTCCTGTAATCTTGTCAACGGCACGGAAAGCCACAGCTCCGTCTTTTTGAGTTATAAATTACTTGGCTTGCCAAAGCCATCGCCATAGCCAGAGCCATCGCCATAGCCATAGCCAGAGCCATCGCCATAGCCAAAGCCATCGTCATAGCCAGAGCCAGAGCCATAGCCATAGCCAGAGCCATCGTCATAGCCAGAGCCAGAGCCATAGCCATAGCCATAGCCAAAGCCAGAGCCAGAAGTTGCTACGTTTTCCATATAGCCACCGACTGTATGTTCTTACGAGCCTTTTCCGAACACTCGATAACCTCGATAATCTGTGTTAGTTCTCGCTTGTCAACCTCAACCGTAAACTTGCAGTTAGAAGGCTTTGAAGTTCCATCAACTGCTAACTGGCTTAACCCACAAGCTCCATCCCAATACCAGAGCCCTCTCGAATTTCTTATGACGCCTTCTTGACCATTACGACTTTCGACATATCCAACAAATACACCTGCCGAATAGGTGCGAACGATACAGTATTTCATTCCGTTAAGTTTTAATGCAGGTGCATTTTCACTACCCTTTGGAACATAAGTTGTCCCATTGATACTAATTTCTTTTACTTCTGTTTCCACATTGTCCTACCTTTCTGACCCGAAGGTCTTTTTGAGTGCTACTTTAACCTTGTATAATATTTATCGTGGTCTAAATTTATATCAAGCCCATCCATAACCTTCTCTGCTTTTCTTTCGCTCGATACCACGATAGACTTTACTACCTTATCTGTTTTATACTCTACAACTTCGACCGTCATACTCCCCTTCTTTACTTTAACTTCTCCATTCCCTCTTCATTTAACACTACCGTTTCCATATCTTTAGGAAAATCTTCTTCTCGACCCATCGGATGCACAATAAAGCTGGGGCAAAAAACCGTTCCATATTTCATATATCTTACCGTCAATATAAAATCTGGATTACCACTACTCTCATCCCAATTGACCCGTTCCCCTAATTCCCTGATAGATATATTTTCTGCATAGGCACAGCCAATCAGCATGAGTATCATAAATATTGTAAATATTAATTTTCTCATTTAAGTTTCTCCATTACGCTATCTAAGGCGGCGTTAAATCCCATTTCACAACTTCTTTCGTGCAGATTATTTGCTATGTCTATAATAGGTGCTGGCTGATGTATAGGCTCAGTCAACTCCTTCTTCATCTCACCCACCATCTGGCGGAGTTCGGCTAAAATATCTTCTTCCCATGACATGTCGGATGTCTTTTTGTGTCCGTCCATATGCCCTTTAAGATAGATAGAGCGAAGCAATAATCTTACTTTAGGTATAGCCGTCATATAGAGCCTTTCTGGGTTGCTTTCGGCAGATACTTATCTGCAATTTCTTTCATGCAGTAAGGGCAGTATCGTCCATAATCTTCATTTGTTCCGAATTGAAATGGGTATTGAGTTTCACGGCCGCACTTTTCACAAATGTATGTAGGGGGTTCTGGAATTTTAAAATAACTATCATCTGTAACGGTAACCGCATTTCCATAATCTTCCCCCCAACACACCGCGCTGCATAACAACAATGCCACTACGATTAAATATTTCATCTCATATCCTCCACAATAGTTTTAAGTTCGTAGCATTCCGAGCACCAAACATACTTGTCTTTTATCACCCGATACTCACTCTTACCCCTCACCCACTTACCGCAGGAATGGCAGGTCTTGAAGCCCAAAATATCCACCGTGCCCCAGCTGCACGACCAAATTACAATCACCCCCACAAGAACCCATGAGAGGATGGTTAGGAGTTTTTGCATAATGTTTCCTTTTTAAAAATACAGATCATAGATGGAAAGGGTGCACTATTCTTAGCATCACCGAATTTCAACCGTCCTTTTATCCATCTAATCTCATCTGCTTTCATGCAATAGTTGTGAAACCATTTTGTATCTGTCCGGGCCGGCAACAACATGACACATAACGATCCACTCTCAAAGGCCTTTTTAATCCATAAACTAATAGTTCGCCCATAAGGTGGGTTAATGTAATTGCGTTCACCCCACGAAATAGACAATCCATCAATACCCCCCCCTAAAGGACAAGGATCAAAAGTGAAATGAAACTCCTTGTCGAGGTCGTCGTAAAGCCATTTTGGAGTTGAATAGTGCGGACTGAGAGAAGTCATAAGGCCTTTAAATCTATTCACCCTATCCCCCCTTCAAAAGTTTTATTCCATGCTTCAAAATCTTTATTTTCATGGCGGCGGCGTCGGCGGCGGCGTCGGCGTCGGCGTAGGCGGCGTCGTCGTCGGCGGCGTTGGCGGCGTAGGCGGCGACGTAGACGGCGTAGGCGGCGACGTAGACGGCGTCGGCGGTGACGTAGGCGGCGTCGGCGGCGTCGGCGGCGGCGTCGTCGGCGGCGGCGTAGGCGGCGGCGTAGGCGGCGTAGGCGGCGACGTAGGTGGCGTCGGCGGTGACGTAGGTGGCGTAGGCGGCGGCGTTGGCGTCGGCGTAGGCGGCGTCGGCGGTGACGTAGGCGGCGGCGTAGGCGGCTTTCTTGTTATCAATGGACGGGTCTTTAATACATTTCTTCGCCGCTTCTATTGCCTGTCTTGGCCTTTTATCGTTAGGATGTTTCTTCTCGAAGATCCTCAAGACTTGTTCCGCGGCAAATACGGCATAAGAGACATACTGCTCATAGGTCATACACCTCACAATAATCCAATTCGTCCAAGATAGTAAATTTCTATCCTTACTATTTATGGAGATTTCGATTAACTTTACTAGGTCGGTTTCTTCTTGAGACTCAAACCATTGACAACCCTCTTGACATGCTCCCTTTGCTTTTAGCCACTTTTTTGTTATTTTCATCGACTCTCCTTTTTTCTTTTTGTGTTTCATTTCCCTATCCCCTTCAAAGATGAGAGTTCGCGCCTAAGGTATAAATTCATCATTTTCAAATCAACCTTATTTGCCATTCTTCCCCGAATCTTAAGTTCAAATCTTAAAACTTCCCATGTCTCATAACCTCGAAGTTCGCAAATACGCTTTCTGGCAAATACGGCTTTAGGTTCATCCGGCGAATGATGAGTCGGATAATGACTACAAAACCATCCGGCAAGCACGACATTTATTTCATCATATCGAAGCCGGGGAGCCGCGGCCTTACTTAAAATGTGCATAGGACCGATCCCCGGACATTCCCTTTGGTGTATCTCGCAGATATGGCCTCTTTTGGCTACGAGATACTTGAAAAATAACTTGTCGGTAGAAGCAAATCTGCTCACTTTATCCTTTCAATATTTATCTTTGTTCGTATCATCTTACACATTTTTTTATGGGCGGCGGCCCGTGCGGTGGCCCCTGCGGCGTCCCATGCGGCGGCCCCTGCGGCGTCCCATGCGGCGGCCCCTGCGGCGTCCCATGCGGCGGCCCCTGCGGCGGCCCGTGCGGCGTCCCCTGCGGCGTCCCATGCGGCGGCCCCTGCGGCGGCCCGTGCGGCGGCCCCTGCGGCGTCCCATGCGGCGTCCCGTGCGGCGGCCCGTGCGGCGTCCCATGCGGCGTTTAATCTTTCTAAATTCTCAGGTGTTCGTTCATCAGCATATTTTCGTGCCGCTTCTATCGCAAGTCGGGGTCTGTTCTCGCCATTTGGAATATACTTCAAGGCAGTCGCGGCACAATCACAGATAATGTGTATCCGTTCTTCTCGTGTGCCAATCTCCATTTTACATATTATCCAAAGAAGCCAATCTGCTCGTTTGCACTTTTCCCATGCGGTTTTGAAATCCTTATCTTCTACAAATTCAACAGCCTCGCTACAAGCCGATAATTCTTTCAACTTCAATACAAAATCTTTATTATTCATATCCTCCCCCTCATCTTTCGTTAGCGGTTACGCCAATCATCTTTGACTACATAGCCGTCATGTTTGTAACTTGCCATCGCCCTGGCGATCTTGCCCTGATTTATGGTATCAGCGACCGGTATATGATTTTTTATAAAGTGCAGCCAATACCAGTTCGCATGATTGCTACTATGTATGCCTCGGCTATGCACCAGATATTCCCGGACTTCCTGCTTATTCCAAAACTCACTTGAGACTTGGTATTTGTAATCACGCTTCTTCTCTTCTTCGTATTCAGATATTATCGATGGCTTATCTATATCACCTTTATAAAACATCGTGCTTATATCTCCCATCATCCAATAGGCGCACTCTTTATTAAAATCCTGCATGGTGATTTCTTTCGATGATACCCTTCGTAATAGTTCCTTACCAAGTGCCGGCAGAGCCGGATTGGTCTTTACGTTTGTTTCCATTATTTTTTCTCCACTTTGTATTTATCTATTTCTCTTGTGGGCGACTTAGCCATATCAAGCCATCCGCGCCAATCTTCCATCCATCGATCGCAGTTCTTTATCTTCTTAGACTTAACCTCATCGCTTACGAGATAGGTCTTTAAGGCGGTCATTATGTCTTTGAAGTCCTTATCGGTTTTGACCTGTCGGGCGAAGGCCGCCATCGCGAGACTCATGCCTACTTTACGCGGGTATAGGGCCCAGAAGGTCTCCCACCGAGTTCCCTTATCATGATCAGTTTTATCCTTATCAGTTTCATTATTGATATTAACGTTATCCTTATCCTTGTCATAGTCATAGTCCTTACACCCTTGCACGCCCCTTATAAGCCCCTTATAAGCCCCTTCTTTTGTAAGGATGTCTATAACCGACTTATGAACACGATTGGAAGGATTAAGGTCTTGGATAGAAACTTGATACTGAAATTCGATAAATTTAGGGATAAACCACTTGTCTTTTAACTGAACGATCCGGCCATTCATAAACCCGATAACTTCTTCCGTAGATAACTTTTCCCCTATATGAAATTCTGCGCTCTCAAAATCTATTTTCCATATTCCTGCATGATTACATTTGTCTATAAGGAATATGAAAAAGGATTTGTATTTACAGGGAAGTTTCCTAAACCACGGATCGTCCCACTTACGACTATCAGTAAATCGGTTAGCCATTTATACCTCTATAAAAATGAAGCCCCTCGGCAAGACAAGCGAACAAGAAAAGGTTATTTTCTTGCGTCTCACTTCGGGGCATTAACTTCATAAAAATTCCTTCTCCTGTTCGCTTACCTAAAGTATACACTATACCGACTCTTTTGACAAGGTATATTCCTTAAATCTTTTTGTGAAGTCTGCGTTCCATCGCCACTCCGACGAGATATTAACGCCGGAGCGACGCAACATGGAAACGTAATCTCTTACAGACACTATACCAAGTTTTGTAAATCCGTCAAAAGCGGTTAAGGTATGCCCGGCTTTTAAGTATTCCAAAACTCGGTCAGCGTTTTTCATCTATCCCTCCGGGGTTATCTCAACGTCCATGTTTTTATCCGTCGGTAATTCCATAATACCTTGAGCTTCAAGTAAGGGGATTACAAGGGTCATCTTGACTTCGCCGTCATGGTCTTTAGATATTTTCCAGATCGTCGCTTTGAATGTCATTTTATCTCCTTATTTAATACTACATTAACTTCCTGTGGTTCAAGTTTAAACATCGCTCCTGATATAGCGTCAACACCTAAACCTATAACACCA